CATTGGTCTTTCTCCGTTTGGGAGCGGGTTTGCTTTGAACAGGTTCTGGCTGCTCTTCAGCCGTTACAACTACTTCCTGAATAAGGGGAGCAGGAATCGCTTTCTGGATGCCAATCAACAGCAGTGCTGATTTTTGATCGGTTTCAACGATCTCACCAACCTTCACCTCTTTGAGGTCAACGATGGTGTTACGCAGCATCTGAATACGCATTACCTGCTCCCTCATGATCAGGACAGCTTGCAGATGGACTCAGGATGACGGATGGCCACGTCGTAGTCCTGCATGGCCACCACACGCACGGTGCCAGAAGCGGAACCGGTGTAGGGATCAACCATGATGTCCAGACCGCTCCAGAAGCCGATCATGATGTCGCTGAAGTTAGCGAACACCGCAGTGTTGTCCGGCATGGAGTTGGACACATAAGCCGGGTAACCGTTGATGGTGTTGTCGGCTTCGTACACGAACTGAGCCGTGTTGGAGGCTTTCTCGGTGGTCTTCAGAGTGCCGCGCAGTGCGGAGTTCATCAGATAACCGAGGGAACCCAGAAGAGCATTGTCGGTGCTCAGGGAAGCCTCAGCGTTCACATAATCAGCGAACGTGGTGTAACCGGACTCGGTGTTGATGCCGGTCACGTTCAGGAAACCAAGCGGATACGAACCGGCGCCGATACCGTTGATGGCCTGGTTCTCAACCTCGATAGCAATCTGCTGAGCGAGATCACGACGGATCAGGTTTTCGATATCGATGCTGGACTGAAGCAGCAGACGACGGCTGTAATCAGTCAGGGCACCAATGGTGCGGGGCTGCATGGTCACCTGATCAACGGTGAGCTGCGATTCGGTGATAGCACCAGACTCAGCCACGTGATAGGTGGTAGCGCCACCCGATTGACGGGGGATAGCAACCATGCCCTGCAGACCGGTCATCACGTTGGCACCTGCGGTTTGCAGCACCAGCGCCTTACGGAGCAGGTCGATGAAGCTGTCGCTCATCAGATCGGTAGCCACCAGATCGCCACCGCCGGAGGCAGAACCCACGGTCAGGTCACGACGGCCATAACCCAGCACATCAGCGGGGATCAGGATGCCACGTGCTTCCTTACCGCTCTTCTCTTGAGCAGCACGGCTGACTTCCATCTCGAAAGCAGCAGCACGCTGAGCTTCCTTGCTATTGGGGTGAGCAAGAGCGTTGATGGCGCGAATGAAGGAGAAGTCACGCTTCTCTTTATCGCTCATGCCGATTTCGGCATCCTTAGGATTGATGGGCTTCTCCTGAACACCCATCTTCTCCAGCAGAGCAGAGCGAAGCTCATCCAGGCTGCGGGAGTTAGAGATGAACTCTTGAGCCAGTTCGAGGTTTTTGGTGCGCTGGCCAAGAGCCATCATTTCAGCTACCTCTTTCGCCTTGGCCTGAGCGGCCTCAGCGCGGATAGCCTCAACATTGAGGTTTTGATCCACGGTTGTAACTCCGATGGTTGATGTAGATACGGCTGAGGCCGTTTCCGTGCCTTCATTATGAGAGAAGGCGCGACCAATGCCCACTGTTTGATCAGCAGGCACGGTCACCAAACTAATCTCAAAGGGCTGGTAGTTGGTAGCACGATAAGTGACTGGTGAGGTCGACTCATCGGCTTCCATGGCGTTGATTTTGTAGCCGAAGCTGACGTTACGGATAATCCCGTCACGGATCAGCTCCTGCATTTCGCGGCCAAGCTCATTGTTGGCAAGTTTGACCTTTGCGTATGCACGCTTGTTTTTGATATACGCCTTTTGCACAACGCCAACAATGCGATCTGCATCGTGTTGATACAGCAACGGCGCACCATCGTTCAGGCGAGTGAGATCCATGGACTTCTCATCCATGTTCAACACTTCCATGCCGTAATAACGCTCAACTGGCGCTTCACTGGCAAATGGAAATTCAAGCGTGCGATCTTCGCTGTCTGCACGGAATTCAGTGCTCAGCGAACGCTTGAGTGTTTCACCTTCAAAGAAACGCAACGCTGCAATCTTGCGCAGCTCGGAGAAACGATGACCAACGAGGGTTTCAGTTTCTTCGTAGTTGCCATCTTGACGGCGATAAACACGAATCAATGCCGCAGGATCCTCTTCGGAAGCATTAATGCTGAACGAGGAGTCTGGCACGCCAAGAACACCTTCGCGCATTACGTGTTCGATTTTGCCGCGTGCAGTACCGCCGCTGCTGTCCCACTCAACGAAATCACCAACCTTCAAGGCATCAGGTTCGGCACGCTCTTCAGCACGCTCGCCTGTGGCTTCTTCAAACATCATGGGATCGAAATCGTGATCGCTGAGCCATTCACGCGCTTCAGCAGGGGTGAAAAGATCAGCATCAAAGCGAATGGCTTGCAATTCAGAAGTGCCATCTTTAATGCCATAAATTGCATCGATGCCAGCGCCAAATTCATCATTGACACGGCGGATGCTGTCGTACTGATCGGGATCAGTCAGGCGAGCAGCATGCTCATTGGGATACGGGCGACCGTCGATGATCTCATCCATGGCGCGTTCGCGTGCTTTTTTGATGGCTTTTGATTTCATGTTGCTCCAAGACTGACCAGAGTCACCACCCCATGCCGCCCATGCTACGCGACCCGGTGAGGGATAGTCATCACTATCAGGGCGAAATCCTTTGCCTTTTTTATCTACTTCATGGCGGGCGAACCATGCAGCCATTGTGATGACGGTCTCAGGACTCAATTCATCACCAGACAGAATTTGACTGGCACGTCTAGCAGCAACGTCAGTGCCACCGGGACGACCTTCTTTTTTCCATGCACGGTAACGACGTGCCTCAGATTTCATCCCCTCGGTTGGGGTGAGATCAATTGTTTTCTCGCCAACCTTGGCCATCAGTCGATGTCCTCTAATTCAGGTTCCTCTTCATGTTCTACCGGATGCTCAGTAGGTGGTACAGGAACAGGCTGGCTGACACCGTTATTTGACACCTGTGAAGGATCAGTGTCGAGCACGATGCCAAGCTCATCAGCAACAGCGAGTTCATGCTGCCGTTGACGCATCTGATCCTCAAAATCACCACCGTGCAGTGCTACAACCTGCGACAGCGTCATAATTCCTGAGCGAATCAGCTCTTTGTACGCTGCTGCTTCTTTTTGCGGGTCAACAAATTGCGCAGCCGGTGCAATCCATTTCGCCTCCTCGTAGCGTTCGGGATTGCTATCAAACGAAGGTAAATCAATGGCGCCAGCCAAGACTGCCATTTCCAGCCATTTTTCATAGACCTCTTCGCACAGCGATTCGATCAAATATTGCTGGAGGGTTTTGTAATGCGTGCGGGTTTCAAGCAATTCAAGACGTGAAGAGCTGTAGTTGCTCTGCGAAAAGTCACTGCTGACTTGCGTGTAAGAACAACCAACCCCAGCAGCCACAGCTCGCAGCATCTGCTGCACAAAAGGAGTGAATGCATCGTCAGGGCGATTGGGAGTGAAGAATTGCATCTCCTCTCCAGGTGCCAAGCGCCTGATGCTGCCGGGGCTGAAGTCGAGGACAGACTCCTGATCAAACGTGCCATCTTCAAACAGCTCCTGATCCGGCGTCTTGACGAACGCCATCATGCTGCTGCTTGCACGTGCTGCAACGATTTCAGCTTCCTCGTACCCGCTGAGGTTACGCAGGCGCATGATCGCAGAAGCGAATGCACTGATTCCGCGTGTCTGCCCAGGACGTTCAATCAAATAAAGGTGAATGATGTCATCAGCCGGTACACGAACGCGCTTCTTAACTGCTTTCTGCGCGTAGCTGAATTGATAATCGCCAGGGTGGTAGTCAAAGAAGTGATAGGCAACAGGCCGCCCCCATTTGTCAATCTCCACCCCCATCCGAATTTCGTTGCCATTGTTCGCAATAGCGTTGTAATCATCGTCAAGTAGGTCAGATTCGATGATTTCCAAGCCGAGCGGCACTTTGCTGTTGCCAAAGGGTTGCTTGACGAGGCGAATAAACACTTCGCCTGATTCCAGCATCGACGTGATGCTGAGACGTTGAATGTCGTACCAGCTCAGTTTGCCGCCGCAGTGACAACGCTTGGCACTCGTCCAGCGATCCCACTCTTCTTCAATACGACGATTGATGTCATCAGCGAGGCGACCACCGCGTTGCATGCGGACTTGTGCCTGCATCCTGATGCCAGTGCCGACAACGTTATTTCTGACAGCACGCAGAGCAGCTTTTGCAAAATCAGAATCACGCACCAACTGCCGTGCGCGGTTACGGAGCATCCGAATGCTGCCGCGAACTTCACTGTCAGCAGATGTTGCCTGACTGATCCAATCTGAAGTCAGACGGTTGTTCTGCGCAGCAGCATATGCACGCTTGAGATACAGGTTCTTGTCCTGCGCTTCCTGCAGTTGCTTACGCAGCGCGTTGGTACGACCAATCCCGAAGATAGCCATCAGGTGAACCTCACTTTGGCGAGACCGGGATTGCCAAGACCTTGGCGGATTTTCTCACGCTTCCGCTCCATTGCAATCTCGTTCTTCAGCGTATCGCGCAATTGCAATAGTTCCTGCATCTTGTAACGACGCAGGCTGCGACCACCGATGGTGTATTCCTGCACCATGCCGCCTTGTGCAAGCGTGCGGATAGCAGCTTCGACGTAATCAAGGTCGATCTCGGCGCGGCTGCGATCATCAAAAGCGCCGGGGCTGCCGGTGTAGTAGGCGCTGTTCTTGACAGTGAACTGACCGCGACCAGCGGTGTACTGAACAGTGCTGTAGGTGGCAATTGCCTGCCAAGTCCAAAGACCGGCGTCGAAGTTTGCTGTTGTCGCG